TTCTGTACCAGTATTAACTTGGTCAGATGTTGTTAATGTATCAAATGCTATTGTTCCGTTTGCCATTATGCTAAATCTCCAAATGTTGCCATTGTAAGAACACCATTGTCTGTAGCCGTATTGTTTTCAACATGATATGCACCCATTGAAGTTGTGGTGCGTGGTGATGATAATACAGAATCTGCTGCATCTCGGTAATCACTTTGTATTTCTGAACTCATTAAAGGTGCATGATTTGCATTTGCCATATTGTTAGTATTTGTAAATGTAAACTGTCCTGTATTAACATCTGTAACAGAACCATTATTAAATGAATCATCAAGATTATTACTATTCAATGGGTCAAAACTTACCCAATGTTTACACAATCCCTGTTGTAAGTTAGTCGTGGTAGAATTACCCTCTCCTGTAACAGAGATAGAACCTGCTGTAGTTGTGCCTGTTAAGGTGTTTGTTAATATGGTACTCATGCTAGGTCACCCATTCCATTAACCATAACAATATCATGGTCGTGATAACTACTCATATCAGCATCCACAGTTTGTATCTTATGTGAACCAGTCGCTATTATTTTACAATTTATAGAAAATTCTGTTCCGTCATAATCTGTATTACATCCCATAGAATAGTTTGCATTTGCCATGCTATTTGTATAAGAAGGAATGTATTGACCTTCACCATCATCTACTACACCACTTATATTAAGAGAATCTCTTGTAGAAATAGTACTTTGACCATCAAAGTTTAACCAAAACTTAATTAATCCTTGAACTAAATTCTGTGTAACACTCGTGCCACCATCAGACTCATACACAGATGTATTTTTAACTCTTATATCTGTTCCTAATGTACCACCACTATGCCTTAAAGTATCTGCATTAACTTGACTCATGATGTCACCAACCTTCCACCACTTTCAACTGTAAGTGTTACACCAGATGCGACTGTAAGTGGACCTGTAACTTGAGCATTTTCTGTGGCAAGTATAGTTACATTAGAAGTTAAACTTTGTGAATTAGTCCTAAATATACCACCAGATTTAAAATTACCTTTGTTTTCTGCGGCTGGGGTAACAGTCCCAAAAGTTCTACCAAAAAACATAACAAAAATATTATTGCCAGAATTAGAACTTGGAGCCCCACTAAATGTTAAAGTTGTGCCATCTGGAACTGTATAAGCTCCAGTTGGTTCTTGCACCACACCATCAACAGAAACTACAATCTCTTGTTCTGAACTAACAGTTTGGTTTAAAGTAAATGTAGTTGTGCTTCCATCACCACTAAACTCTTGTCTAGTTGGTAAACTTTCAAAAGCTGGTGATGGATCGTTACCAATAAAAGGCATTAAGTTATCTCCATTATACTAGCTACTGTGTCTAAACTATCTGCCGTATTAGAAACTACAGACAAAGTATGCCCTGTTTGCATAACAATTTTATTTCCACCCATGTACTCAAAACTAGAACCACTAGGTATGGGAATATCTTTTGCTAAATAAACAGTTTGTCCTGCACTTAATTTAACACTTGCTGTTATTTGGCTAGAAGCTGTATTAGCTAAAGTTAATCCAATAACAACTGTAGTAGTTGAGGCAGGAACTGTATAGACATTCATAGTGGCACTAGCCGAAGTATTAGCTCCATTATAAACCTTGTTTTTAAAGGTATTAGCCATTGTCTACCCCCTATTACACATCATCTAGTAATGCTGCCACAACACAATTTACAGTTCCAGAAGAAGATATTGCATGAATATTAGCTACTGTTGTATTTGGTAATCTAGCACAAAAAAATTCATTTTGACCAATCGTTACACCATCAACTAAATCAGAAGCTGCTGTTCCCCCATCAAAACAAATATATATACTTGCATCAGAACTATTAACATTTTTAATAAAAAGAAATTTAGCTTTATCATTCGTGTGTACTGCCGTTGTTGCTGTATCATCATCTACCGCAGTATAATCTATATAATCACCTGCTATTAAGTCTGTACTAGAATTAGATACACTTGTTAATTTGTAATACCATTTATCATTTGCATCAGCAGGCGTTACTGTCATTGTTGCTGATATTGTTTTTGCAATTTCATCAGGCAATATTGTTGTCTGAATACTTGCTACTGCGTCATCTGCCATATTTGTCTCCTTACCCTAACGCTATGCTGAGTGCAACCACATCGTCTGTACTTGCCGCTCCTGTTGTTATACCTAAATTAGTAGGTGTTATTTTTTTCAAAACTCCACCATCGTCTACTAATACAAAATCTGCATCACCACTTGAAGTTGTAGTCGTTGCAGCGTCTGAATTAGCTGTTGTAATTATAGTATTTCCTTCAATAGTTACAACCCCAGAACTTGATCTTGCTATTGTTGTATCAGAAGCATGACCTAGTTCTATGTTACCCCCAACATCAACATCGCCTGTTGTTGTAACTGTATCTATAAAAGCATCTTTCCAGTATGTTCCAGAAGCTCCTAAATCAACATCACTATCTGCTTGTGGGGTAAACGCATTGTCAACTAACTTTACCTGGTGAACATTGTTTGCATAAAAATGTATTTCATCAGCAGTCTCAAAATCTATTTTTGTTTCATCATCTTCACCAATCTTTATATCTGTAGCCAATAAAGAAGTAATGCCTGTCTGAGCCGCATCTACTGAAAAGTCAATATTATCATTAGTTGTGTCATAAGTTACTGTAATACCACTTTCAGTATTACTAGAGACCATATTTGTGCCAACAGTATCTCTAATAAAAGTACCTAAAGCAACACCATCAACTGTAATTGCATCTGCTTCAAGTGTTCCATCAACATCAACATCTCCAGAAATATCTAATTCAGCGGCAATCACTTTATTGTTAAAAGTAGCATCACCTGCTGCCGCCATGTCTATGTCTAAAGCAGTAATAGCAGAAGAACTGTCTGTTCCTTTAATAGTAAAGTTTTTATCTGCTGTTGGTACAGTTAATACTGCATCGCCACTATTAGCGTTTGTTAAAGATATTAAACTTACATTATTTGCAAAAAAGTGAATTTCATCGGCAGTTTCAAAGTCTATTTTAGTTTGATCATCTTCTCCAATTTTTATGTCAGTAGCTAATAAACTTGTTATTCCAGTTTGAGCAGCATCTACTGCTAAAGTAACTGTATTAGAAGTAGCACTTGATGATAAACCTGTTCCACCTGCAACAGTTAAAGTTTCACTATCTAAATCAATCGCAATTGTTCCACTATCTGTAGTAACATCCAAATCTTCAGCAGTTACTTTTGTATCTACATACGCTTTTACAGATTGTTGTGATGGTATGCCTGTTGCACTATCTGATGCCATATCATCTTCATCAACAAAACTTTTACCATCTAATATGTTTAATTCAGCAGCCGTTGAGCTAACAGCAGTGCTTCCTAAAACCAACTGACCATCTGGAACAACTATTCTTGCCGCACCATTTAAAATTAAATCATCTACAGATGTGTCCCATGTCATGTTTGCTGATGCAGTATCACCATAAAGAATTACATCATAACCCTGATCGTTAGCACCAACAGTTATAGTATTGTCTATTTGCACAGCACCATCTATGTCAACTGCATCTAGGTTAGTTGTGCCATCTACATCAAGATCACCATTAAAATCTACATTTCCAGCCACTGCTAAAGTAGTAGCCATATCAACTGCACCGTCTATATCAACTACATCTAAATTAGTTGTGCCATCTACATCAAGATCGCCAGCAATATCTAAATTACCACTTGCATTAAGAAAAGTTGCTTTTTCGGCAGGCTGAGTACAGAAAACTGTTTTAGCACCAGTTCCCCAATTTACAGCACTATCACTATTGCTTGATTGTAGAATTGTAGTTCTAGCTAAAGTTGTTCCAGAAGAAGTATAAGTACCAACACCTATTTCAAAATCTACTCCATCCGTACAACAATAATAAGTTGTGTTTCCATCACCTACAGATGAAAAAGACTCAAAACCAGTTTCTGCTCCAGATAAAGTATAAGTACCTGTACCCGTTGTAGCTGTTGTTTCTTTGACTCTATCTTTTAATGCTAATGCCATTTATTATGTCCTTGGTCTTGAAGGAAGACCTGATCTGTATCCGTCTGTGTTTTCTCGTGCTTCGCCTAAATCCTTTATTCTTTCTAAATATTGCATATACAAACCATTGTAATTTTGTATTACATCTGGCTCCCCTTTCATAAAAGTATACGCTTCTATTATAGATCCATACAACAAAGCAAAAGGTGCGTTTGTACTAAGCCAAGTTGTACCACTATCTGCACCAGCGGTCAAACTTGCGGGTCTATAAAAATAATGTAATTCAACAGTATAAGCACTATTTGGAGTAGGTGCTACTATAAAATGATCTTCACTAAACCTAGCATAATATTTTGGAAGTCCAGTTGTACTTGCGGCAGGTGTATATTCTCTAAGAAAATTTACATCTTTTTGAAGTAAAAAACTTTCTGACCCAGAAGTAGTTATTTGAAAAGAAAAAGGAGCAAGAAAATCTGAAGGAACATTAACATATTGATCCGAAGTAGTTAAAGTGCTTGTTACATTTTTTCTAAAAGCGTCTAAATCTACAGATTTTAAAATTTTTTCTTCCGCTGCTTTTATAAAATCTGGTAAATGTGTGACAAAAGTTGACTCACTATTATCAGTATAATCTTGTATTGCTGTTTTTAATGTTGCTAGTGTAAAACTCATTTATGTCCCCAATGTAGCAGGTCCAGCAGTAGCTCTTCCACCACCACCTCTCTTGTTTCCTATTGTAGCAGTTCCACTACTTGCCGTAAATGTGTATGTATCATCATTAACTTTTGTAATAGAATAACCAGATGCACTATTTAAAACTGTAGCCGTAAAACCATCAAATCCTAAAACATCTCTAAAACGAACTGTGTCACTTGATGAACGCCCATGTGATTTTTCAATAACTGTAATTGTGTTACTACTTGCCGAACCAGAGATAAAAGGATTTAAACCAAGTAAATTTTCAACAACAACTTCTGTTCTTGAGTCTGTCCTTGGTTCATATAAAGCTGTTGGATCTGGCCCTGGTTGAATTGGTTTTAATTGTGGATGCTTTGGTTCGTACTCATCTGGTCCAACTTTTAATCCATTCCATTCTTTTCTCATCTCTCGTAAACGATAACGGAAACCAGACCTATCTGAATAACCCCATGCTTTTTTCCCTACTGCATATTTAGCCATTTCATGTACTCAAATAAGATATATTAGGTGTTAATTTAAGAGGTGTGCTATTTGCATCTTCTGCGGCGGCTCTTTGAAATTCCTCTTCATACAAAGTTTTTAAAATCTGTATTCTGTCTGGTGCTTTTTTAATAGCAAGATAATAAGCAAGTCCTGCTACCATACAAGGCAAAAACCTAAATGGTGCATCAGTTGTGTTTACTAAAGTATCTGCATCTTGTATTCGTCTTACATAATAATAAACTAAAGTGTAAGAAGCATCTGGAGTTGCCCATAAAGTTATTGTCGGTGTTACTTGTCTATTGAAATAGTATTGACTTGGTTGACCAGTAGTTGCTTTATTTGGAATAGTTAAATACTCACTTCTACTCATTTGAGTTAAAGTAAAATCTACACTACTACTGTTTCTTAAAACAACTTCTAATAAATCTACATAATCATTAGCTAAATCATAACTAGCTGTTCCAGAAGTTACGGACACTGTGCCTTGGTTCACTGTCCACATATTCAATCCTCTGTTTGCCCATTCAGCAAACATAAGGTTTAAGGATCGTCTTGCTGTTTTAGCATCGTAGCCTGTTTTCATTTCCAAGCCACATCTCTCATACGCTTCTTCAATGATTTCTGCTACATCTAAATCAAAATCCCTTGAGCTTGAAGTTGCCATTATTTTTTACCTAACAAATCACAATTTTTTATACAGTCTTTAACAGATTGTATCATACTTTTTATTTTTTTTAAAATTTTTGAAAATACTTCTTTAATTTTAGTCATTATTACTCCTAGTCTTATAACACTTGCAAGTCCATTTTGACCTTTTACAAAACAAACATCTTTTTATTGGATTACTTTTTAAAACTTCACCCTCTTTTAATGGTTTTATGTTTTTTCTTATAAAGTCGTGAAATCTTTTTTCGTCCTCTTTTTTCACTCCATTTCTTCTTACCTGGTGATTTTGTTATTTGTTTTGAAATTGAACTCCGCGAGATTGCCATTTTTTGTTTTCCTTTTAATAAAATCTACCCATAATGTGCGTAGCATTTTATGGTTTTCTGTGACTTTAACTTCAGTTATGGCTGTTCTTTTATCTACCCCAATAAGAGTAGATACAATCCAAGCAATAGATCCTGCTATAAGAATCACAGAAACACCAGATATTACATCTTTTTTAAACAATATCTGGCACTCCTTTTATGCGTAAAATATTGTAAGCATATCAGTTACATCAACTGTATACTCAACTACTAATCCATCTTCAAAAACTACTCCGTTTTGAGGAATTGTTCTATCAACAGTATCATTAGCTGTTCCTATTGTTCTTGCCTTCATTAATACAGTTCCGTCTTCTGGTGCTCCATTATAAAATGATACTGTACCTGCCGTACCACCAGAAACAATGGACATTCCTTTAAGTCTAACTCTGCCATCACCATTAACGGCTTGAGCACATAAACTTCCAGAACCTACTTTTAGATTAGCCGCATATTGTGCTGAACACTCTACTGCTGTTACAGTTTTAAAGTATTTTGTACCAGCAACTGTCTCTGCTGAACTTGTTGATGTTATAACTTCTGTCATAGCATCACCAAAAACATCTGTGCCAGTTATTGTACAAGTTTTTGCATTGTCCCCAGTTCCAGTTGTCGTAACAGTTACATTTCTGGCTTGACCACCTGCGTGAGTAGTATTTGCCATAGTAGCAGAAGTATCAGGTTGTGCTGCCGTTACCAATCTATCATCATCTGCTGCGTTTACATCACTGATAGTTAATACCTTTACATCCGATATTGCCATTATAATAATCTCCTTATAAATAGGGGGAAATTAATCCCCCAATAATTTTATTCGTACATAGCTCTGCTTATTGCAGTGTAATGTACATTTACTGCTTCGGCTGCTGCCGCTCCAGCTTCAATTCCAATATAAGGAATAAAATCAACATCGTCAGTTAAGGCTGCTGTTTTAGTAGTTCCTGTTGAAACAGCTGTTCCACCAGTTGAACCAGAAGTAGAAGTCACATTATATTGTTGCCCATTAACAAATATAGCCGCTTTTCTATCGCTATCAATTTCAATTTTAAAATGATAAGGAGTATTAGCCGCTACTGTAATAGGTAACTGACTAATATAATCAGTTCCACCAATACTGTGAACAAAATGCCAATAGCTATAATCACTAAATGCTTCAGAGTTTGTTGCATCTGTTTGATATTTAAAAAATGCTTGGTTTGCATCAGTTGCTACTAATTGGTCATTAGTTAACTTTAATCCTGCCCATACTTTTTGGTTATCAAGTGCAGGTAACATTATAGAACATTCCCAAGAAACTTCGTTTTCTGTTCCCCATTTTGTTCCTGCCCAAGCTGTTGCCGCAGTATCTAAGTGTGGCGTTAAAATTGCTTGGTCTTGATCGGCACCTGCTGTTGTTGCTAAAACCCCTGCTGAAGTTGTAGCAAATGTACATAATGCAGTAGTCATGTTAGTTCCAAGTGCTTCCCAGTTTCTATTTAAAGCACGCTGTACTTCAGTTGTAGACACTTGGTCAATGTCTGCATTGATACCAGGTCTTTGTAAAAAATACTCTTCTAGGTAATATCTACGAGTGTCTTTAAGACCATTTATTGTTGTTCTGTCTTGAATTAAGCCAGTAGTAGTATTTTTACTTACTAACTTAAAATTGTTTTCAGAGCGGACTGCTCCTGAAAAAGTTGAATTAGCCATGTCAAATCTCCTTGTCTTGGCAAATGTCAGTTACACCATGTAACTGTCAAGGTTTGTTCTATTATACATAAAAAAGGGCAGTATGTAACTGCCCTTTTAAAATAAGTTTTTGAAAAAACTTACGCTGCTCCTGGTGAACCAAACACGGCACGAGGATCAGAAAAACCAAAAGAGTATCTCTCTCTTGCTTTATATCTCATGTTTCCTGTGTCAAAGTCTGGATCCATAGCAGTTGATAGTGCCATTCTTTCAAAATGCTTTAGACCATTTGGTGCATCTGTCTTAACAAAAAATGCATCAGTATCAGTTAAGTAGTCGTTAACGACATAGCCTTGAGGAAGCATTCCTGAACTCTTGACTGCGTTAACATCGTTATCTGATGTTCCAACTCTTAGGTTAGATGCCATTAATCTTTCAGCAACGAATTGTAGTTGTCTAGGAATAATTAACTTCATGCCTTTTAGAGCAATAATTAATCCTCTTTCATCTACAAATCCAGAAATTGAAATCAACGCATCTTCCAAAGATGTTTCGTTAAGATCGGCTGCAGTTGAAGGCTCGTTGTTGAAAGTACCACCATTTGTCAATGGGTGAGAAGCATCACATAAAGCTACTCCATCACCACCAGCATATTGTGAAGCAGTAAACGCATTATTTAAAATACCTGCTGCTTTCACTTGCTTTGTGTGTGCCATTGATCTTGCAAGTGCTCTTGTATAACGACCAGATAGCTTGTCGTAAAGGTTATCCTCTACAGCTTCTTCTGTTATTGAAAACGCCATTGCAACTGTTTCATGGTTATACCTTGCAGTATAAGCCTCGTTTGCATCGTCAAATGTTACTGCATTTCCCTCAGCCTTTGTGGGTGCAGCACCAAATCCACTCAACATTACTTCTTCTTCAAACGCTCTGTCTGATGACTCAGTGTCAAAGATTTCAGCATGTTGACCTTCATACCTATTATACTCCATACCAAAGAGGGCGTTTAAGCCTGGCTCTAGTTCTTTGGCGAGTTGTGCTCTAGAAATTGCCATAATTAAGCCTCCTTATGATATAGCAGCATCAGCATCACCACTTGAAGAGGTGAATACATGATTGTTAATTTTAACGATATAAGAAGCACCCGCAGCAGTATGATCTGAGTTATCAACATCATCCGTAATCCCTAAAATCATTAAAGGATTTGAAGGATCTGAGTTTTCTGCGGTTGAGATATCTAAAGTAGCAGTGGAAAGACCAGTTGTGGTACTTCCACCAGTAGCTGTCGCTAACTGTGCTGTCTTAAAAATATCTACTTTTGCTACTGCTCTACTTGTGTTTGACGCATCAGCAGCAATAACATATCGCTGAAATGGGTTATCATAAATAAAGCATTTTATATCAAAGTCTGTGTCAGCAGTTCCTGACCCAGCCCAGTAGTTTTTCCAGGTCATCTTACCTGTTGTTGCATCAACGTATTCGCAACCAGCAAATACACCTAAGAGTTGTTTACCATCTCCATCGGCACTTGTTATGATCGCTGCGGTTCCCCCAGTCAACTCAACTTCAACTGGAGACCCTTGATAAATCGCTGAAGCATCACTTTTTATAAAGTATTGATTAGTAGCACCAGAAAGAGTGTTTCCAATGGTACTAATTGGCTTTAATCCAAAACTTGAATTAGCATTTGCCATATTTTAGCTCCTATTAAATTACTCGGAAGATTTTTTATCTCCTCCGAAGGTTACACGACTTTGCCTATCGTTATGAATAGGCATTGAGGGATGTTGTTCCCTCATCAAGTTTTCGTCAACGGCTTTCATTTGGTTGCGGGTCTGGTCCCGATAATATTCAGTTCTTTCCTTTACCGTCTCTGTAGGAATCCGTGCTAACATTAAACCGCCAACACCAATAATTCCTTTATCTTTTCCTTCTTCTATTACTGGATACTTAGCACTAGCATCTTCATATTCATCTGCTCTTACTGGTTCCCATCCTTCTCTCATCTTTGCATAAACATTTGATTTGTCATCCTCACCTCTTATGTGAGTTCTAACCCAACGATGTTCATACCCGTCTGGAGGGGGTGGTGCATCCAACTTAGTTGGAGGTGTCCAAGGCTTTCTCCTTGTGACATTTGCACGAGACTCATTCTCTCGTGATGTTCTTTTAATTTTATTTTTAGACTCAGTCATATTTTACTCCTTCACATACTTAGCATATTCTTCAAGCGGAACATTCAAGCGTTTCGCAATAGCAATTTGCGAAGGTGTCAATTTGACTGTTCTGCGTCCCTTTGGTGATGACGACTTAGAAGCCGTGGCTCCAGCAGAGGCGACTCTGGGGCCCGAGGATTTTTTCGTTGCTTCCTGAAATTTATGAGGAAACTCTGTCCTAATCCTGTTATCAAGTTCAGTATAATACTCTTCTGTTGATGCGTCAAACCCCTCATCCTCAATTAATTGCTTATGTATGCCAAAAGCTGCATAAGTCATCGTTTGATCACTGCCAAACCATTCATTTTTCCCTGCCCATTGTTCTGCTCTAGGGTCTGGTTTAGGTGGAGGTGGTGGTGTTGTAGCAACAGGTGGTGTTGAACCATTTACTTCTGCTCTTTTTGCTTGTTCTTCTCTCTGAGCTTTAATTTGATTTAATCTTGCTTCTTCCAAAGCAATTTTAGAAATTGTTTGCTGTGCTTCGTACATAGCATCCGAATCACCTGCTTCATACGCTTTTCTGTATGCTTCTTTTGCAGCAGCAGCTTGTGATTGAACTCTTGTATCAAACTCACCCACATAAGTAGTATCTAATTTGTCTAATCTTAGTTTTAATTCGTCATTTTGTTTTTTAACAGATTCTGCAAATTGAACAGCGGCGGCTCTTTCTTTTTCTTCGTCTCTGTACTTTTTAGTTAATTTCGCAATACGTTTCTTAACAGATTCCGAATATTGAGACAAGTCATCAGCATCTGAGTCTTCTTTCCCCTTCTCTTCGGTTGCAGTTTCGGTATCTGTGCTAGTTTCAACTTTTGGTTGTTCTTCTGGCTGTTCTTCACTTTTTTCCTCCTCTATTTCAACAATCTGACCTTCATCTTCTTGTTGTTCCTTCTCTTTTACTTCTTCTTGCATACTTTAAGCTCCGTATGATTTTATGTCATCGGGATTGACAATGGTTGCAATGACTTCATCGTCATTGATTATTCTAACTTCTCCTCCTTCTA